AGCTCTGGGACCAGCTCTGGGACCAGCTCGGGGACCAGCTCGGGGGCCAGCTCAGGGCCCAGCTCGGGGACCAGCTCAGGGCCCAGCTCAGGGGCCAGCTCGGGGCCCAGCTCGGGGACCAGCTCGGGGCCACTTTGGTGGGCGGGCAGGAGCTACCCTGGCTCGCCCACTACCACCACGCAACCCGGCTCGGAGCCACCTACCCGCACGACCTAACGGCACGCCTGCACGCCATGCTCGCCACCTGTGACCTCGGATGGTGGTGGGCCTATGAGGACCTCGCCGTGCTGACCGACCGACCCGTTGTCATGCGCCGAGACATCCAGGGGCGCCTGCACGCACACACCGGCCCCGCCATCACCTACGCGGACGGCTGGGCGATCAACGCCTGGCACGGCACACGCGTGCCCGCCGACCTCGTCACGGGCGACGGATGGACGCCCGACCAGATCATGCGCGAGCACAACGTGGAGATCCGTCGATGCGCAATCGAGCGCCTCGGATGGGACGCTTATATAGCCGCCGCCGGGCTACGCCCAGTAGCCACCTGCCCAGACCCGGGAAACCCCGGACAGGACCTCACCCTCTACGACCTGCCAGACGGACTGCCCCTCTACGACGCGCCAGCCCGCATACTCCTCGCCACCAACGGGTCGACCGAGCGGGACGGTACACGCCGCCGATACGGTCTGCCCGTGCCCGCCCACCACACCGACCCGCTCGCTGCCGCAGCCGAGCTCTACGACATGCCCATAGCCGCCTACCAGCGCCTAGCCCGCCGAACCTGAAAGAACAACGCCATGACGATCACAGTCGCCGACGCCATCGACATCTACGGCGTCACCATCCACGACCACCTACCCACCGACGTCACCATCCCGGTCCTAACCGGACCGCAATGCCAAGGTGACGTGTCCGTCCTCCCGGTCACCACCACCCACCCAGGTGTGTCCCTGCCAGCTGCGGGCATACCCGTCGTGCGCGGTGAGGCAGGCGGCAACACGCATACCCTGATCGGACCCGACACCGTGACCTGGGCACCGCATGACGGGTCTGCCGACAGCCTGACCCTCGGCCACGTCACCGTCCCGCACGGCGCGGTGGCCTACCTGGCCCACCCCGAGCATTCGTACACCGGCATCGGCCCAGGCACCTATCGCGTCGGCCGCCAGCGCGAGTGGGCGGGCGAGTGGCGCACGGTGGCCGACTGATCGATCTTGGTCGCCATGCCGGTGTCGTACCCCGGGCCGATGACCGGTTTACCGTTGGGCGCGATACAAGGAGGCGTACTCTCCCCGCCTGGTGCGAGCCATGCTCGACGAGCTCGCCACAGACCCGCCCCGGGGCCTGGACCCGCAGGGGCGCGAGGAATCGATCGGGCGCCTGATCGCCGCCGGGTGCCTCTACCGGGATCAACGTAGGACGAGAACGTTGATCAAGACAGCGATCGACCCCCGACCCGAATCGTCGGGCGCCCAGGAGCAGGAAGCCCTCTTCTGACCGCCCGGGCAGTGCCGCTGGTGAAACGCAGAATGCGGCCCCACCCCTCGCGAGGGGTGGGGCCGCTTGACGTCCGCTACTTGCGGACCCGGAGGGTGTCACAGGAGCACGTGGAACCCCTGACCGTGACACCAGCCCGGCCTCATCCACGCCAGGCCAAACGGTAGGTGGGTGCGGACGGACTCGAACCGCCAACCTCCCGCCAGAGGCGGGTGCTCTGTCCACTGAGCTACGCCCCCCGGCCGACGATCAACCCGGCCGGCCCGGCTTCACGCGATGACCGCTTCTCACTTTACGACACGCCCAACCTCAGGTGAAGGGCACCGTCTACCTCGCCGTGCCCGACCCCGACGACCCGGGACGCATGACGTACTGCACCGAGTGCATGCTTGATTGGTCGCCGAGCTCACCGAGGGGAGACCGACCGTGGCTGAGGCCGACGCCGGTACGAGTGGTGCCCGGAATAATATTTCTCCCGCACCCCGACCAGGCGAAACCGCAAGCAGGCCGCTCGTGAGCGATGAGGTGCTGACCGTCCTCGGCGTCGACCCAGACGACCCGATGGTCCGGGAGGAACGCCAGGACGTGGCAGCCGCCCGTAACCTCATCGGGGAACTGAAACGCCACCCCCGGCATCGACCGGCCCACCGCATCCGCCAGCCGCGCCGGCACGATCAACCCCGAGACCCTCACCCAAGCCGACGCCATACACCGCCACCTCACCGCAGACCCGCACGCCGACCTCGGACACCTCGCCACCCACCGCGCCGTCGGCGCCAAATTCCAGGCCACCCCATGAGCGCCTACATGAACATCCACACCACCGGCGAGCCGTACGAGCCACCCCACGGCAAACCGCCAGCGATCATGGTCGACATCGACGGAACCGTCGCACTCAGAGGCACACGAAGCCCATACGACGAAACCCGCGTACACGAAGACCACCCCAACGCGCCCGTCATCGCGGCCGTGCGCGCCATGCGCGCCGCCGGCCACGCCGTCATCTACTGCTCCGGGCGCACCGCAGGCTGCCGCGACGCCACCCAGACATGGCTCGCCGAGCACGTCGGCGTCGAATACGAGGCGCTGCACATGCGCGCCGTCGGCGACACACGCAAGGACTCGATCGTGAAGCTGGAGATCTTCGACCGACAGATCCGCCACCGATACCGCGTCATCGCCGTCTTCGACGACCGGGCCTCGGTCGTAGCGGCATGGCGCGACATCGGCCTGACCGTGTTCGCCGTCGCCGAAGGAAACTTCTGATGGCCGAGACCATGCTGCTCTCCGGCATCGTCGGCTCCACCGCATACGGCCTGGCCGGCCCCGACTCCGACATCGACCGCCTTGGCGTGTACGCCGCACCCACCATCGCCTTCCACGGCCTTCGCCCGCCAACAGGCAAATCGGCAAGCACCGTCAGGACCGGCCCGGACATCGCGCTACACGAGGCAGCCAAGTTCGCCACGCTCTGCCTCGCAGGCAACCCCACCGTCACCGAACTGCTGTGGCTCCCCGACAACCTCTACGAGACACGCACACCGCTCGGGGACCAACTCATCGACATCCGGGGCGCGTTCCTGTCCGCCAGACGCTGCCGCGACGCCTACTTCGGCTATGCCACGCAGCAGATGCGCCGCCTGCTCGACACAGGCCAATTTCAGTCCAAGATGCGCGCGAGAGTGGCCGAACATGGCCGCCATCTGCTGAGGCTCCTCGACCAGGGCTATGACCTCTACGCCACAGGGCGCTTGACGATCCGCGTCGCGCATCCGCAGCGCTACCTAGACTTCGGCGAGCGCGTCGCCGCAGACCCCGAGGTCGCCCGATCGGCACTCGTCGAGGCCGAGTCGAGGTTCGACACACTGGCGAGGTGTGCGCTGCCGACGGAACCGGACGAGCGCGCGGTGGAGGACTGGCTACACGCGGTGCGTGCCGCGCACTACGGCCAGGCGCCCGATGCCCGGCATCACTGAGGCGTCTACCGAGGTGCTGCTGGTGGTTCGCGCGAATCTTCTGCGCGGACTGGACGAAGTGGCTCGGCATGTCGACGCGGGCACGTTCGCGCTGGCACGTGCGGGCGGTGCCGCACCGCCGTCCGAGGCAGGGTGGGTCACCCTGGTGCTGCTGGGCCGGGTCGAGGACGAGCTGAGCCGCCGGTCGTCGACGAGCGCGGGCCCCGTGCGCTACTGCCGTTGCGCACGGGGCCCGCTGTGTTGAGGCTACTCTGAGCGTGGACGAGATGGCGGCGATGAGAGCGGCAAGAGAGACGTGAAGATAAAAGGGGAGGCGGTCGACCGGCTCCGCGACCTCGTCGACCAGCTCTACGCCATCCACGCCACCGGCGGACCCCTGCACGTCCACCTCGACGACAGGAACCTCGACGGCACCATTAGGCCCTGGTACGACGCGTGGACCGACGCCGAACTGGACCGGCTCTACGACGACGGCTGGCCCATCGACGAACTCGACCCCGCCGCCCCGGCCGTCACCGATGGACTCGGGCGCAGCACGCGCCAACTATGCGATGAGATCGCCGAGCTCCTCAACGCCATGACCGTTGAGGAGCGGAAGACCGCACTGAAACACGCCGACGGCTGAACGACGCTGGTTGGTGGTGTCGGACGGGCTCGAACCGCCGACCTTCCGCCAGCGGAGTTCAGCTGACGGGTGCTCTACCCACTGAGCTGCAACACCCACCCGGTGATCAACCCGGGTGGCTCGGCTTCATCGCGGCTGATCAGGCTCACGACTGCCGAGCACACGCACTCTATCTCGTCCGTTTCGGGCTGTTGTCTGGGCCGATTCGTGTGCGCGCGGGCTATGGGCGCATATGCCGCGCGAACGGCCCATCCTCTTCCGCGCGGGTCGCGTGCATAATCGCTGCACGAGTTGGTCAACTCGCCAACCCACGAATTGCGCCAACCGGTGACAAATGGAGCGAGCGAAAAGGGCTGTTTTATGACGGATCGACGTGTGGAGTACGTACCACTGGATGAAATCAGACAGGCCCCTCGGAACCCGAAGAATCACGACACGAGTGGTATAGCGGCGTCGATCGGCCGATTCGGGATAGCGGCGCTTCCCATCATCGACGAACGCACCAATCAGCTCGTCGTCGGCCACGGCCGGCTTGTCGACATCATCACTCGCCGTGACCAAGGCGAACAGCCACCCGACGGTGTTCTCGTCGACGATGACGGGGTCTGGCGCATGCCGGTCATCCGCGGTTGGGCGTCACGGTCTGACGCCGAAGCCGAAGCGTACCTCGTCGCGGACAACCAGCTCACCACCCGAGGCGGCTGGAACAACGACAACCTCGCCGCCGTCCTCAGTGACCTCGCCGAGATCGACGCCGAGCTTCTGAACGTCACCGGGTTCACGGAGAAAGATCTCGCCGATCTTCTCCTCGACGACGAGGATGACGGTCACTCGATGCCCGATGAAGGCGACGCCGATACCGACTCGGAAGCTGAGATATGGGGTGTGGTCGTCACCTGCCGCGACGAACGGCAGCAAACGGAACTCCTGGAACGGTTCGCGAGTGAAGGTCTCAACGTCCGCGCGTTGATGGGCGGCGCGTGATGAAAGCGATCATCAAGTACGCGACCGAAGTGGAACACACCCCTCGCGTTATGCAGATGGCCAGCCTGTTCGACCTCCCCTTGGAGGAGAAACTCGCCACGAGCATCGTCGCGGATCTGCCTATCGAAGAGCACCCGTGGAACGTGGGTCTCATCGTCGGCCCGTCCGGGTCCGGGAAATCGAGCATCGCCCGCCGGCTGTGGCCTGACAACATCGTCACCGACCAAAAGGCCACGGTTGTCAAAGGGGGATCGTGAGTGACTGACCGCCCCCGCCGCGGCGCCTCCGTCGCGAAACGCGCGCAGACCGCCGAACGCCGAAGAAAGGCGATCGAGCTACGCCTGGCCGGCGTTCCCTGGGACGCGATCGCCACACAACTCGGATACTCCAGCAAGGGCGCAGCCTGCAAAGACGTCACCCGCGCGCTCGAAGCAAGCCTCAACGACGTCGCCCACAACGTCGCGATTCTCCGCCAGATCGAAGGCGAACGTCTCGACCGCCTTCAGCGCGCCGTGTGGACCACCGCGCTCAAAGGCGATCTCAAAGCCGTCGACGCCGCTTTGCGCATCATCGCCCAACGCATCCACCTCTACCAGCTACACCAGCCCGACAGCGGCGAGCAAGCCGTCATCGAATGGATGGAGACTCTCTCTCAGCAGATGGCGGCGGTACTGCACTGGATGCTCGACGCCATGAATCTGCCCGACACGGACCGAGACCGCGCGGAAGCGCTCCTCGCGGAAGCCATGCAACGATTCGCTCAATCCGGCCCAGCTCGTCCCAATCCCCTGGAAATCGAAGGAGAAATCGTATGATCTCGTGCACCTGCACACTGAACGACGGCGTCATCCTCGACCGAGAGAACGACTGCCTCACCCACGGCAGTATCGCCATGCTCGACCGAGCCGCCCGACACCTTGACGATCAGGTCTCCGTCGCCGAACTGGCCGCCGGCACCATTTCTCTGCCCGTCGACGTCATCACCCAACTGACACACATTCTCCGAGAAATCTCCAAGCTGGCTCGCCAGACCGGATCCGTCGGCGTCCCGATTCTTCTGCTCGCGTGCCTGATACTCGACGATGAGGACGGCATCCGTCGCTGTACGCAGAATTGACTCCGAGTATCATTGGTGTGACGGAAACATTCACGCCAAATCCACATGGGACATTCGTGTGAGGTAGTGCTCCCGTCATCAACCCGTGACCGACACCGATCGTCTGAGGCGTACCCCCATGCACTCATTTCTCCGCGTGATCACGCGCGGCAAGCGCCCGCCGCGACTCACTCCCCCCACCACCACCACACCCTCACCCTCTCCCCGCGTACGTCTCGTGGAGCGTTCCGTGCTACTGACCTTGCGCGCAAACGGGCCTCACCTCAAGGACGAACAACCATGATTTGCGTCGTCATCAGCGGAGCGCACCGAACTACCGTGGCGTGGGCAGCCAGCCCCGAACAGGCGCAGAGAGTCGAGTGGCTGATCTCCGCGACCAAGGAAAGCGTGATCGTTTACTGTCCTCAAGCGGTCCCTTTCACTGTCTACCCGATCGCGAACGGCGTCCACCGAGCACTCGCCGTCAACCCGGCTGCTGACATGACCTATTTGGCCACTCACGAATGGGATGAGAGGACCTGCAAGTACGTTCCTCTGCGCAGAAGTAGCCCGTGACGTGACACACCACGATCGTCTCGCCTCTTCCGTGTCTCTGGCCAGACGTCGAACACGTCGATAGGATCATGCCCTTGGGGGAGGTGCGCGGATGATGTTGATCGCTCTTCTCGTCGCTACGCGCGCACCACTCCGCGGCCTGTCCGCCCGAGTCGAGGGGGCCGGGCAGACAGGCCCCCGACGTGAGTGAAGGAACAACAGCAGACGGCTCGCGAACACGCCAGTTCTGGAGCCAGTCGCAGCTGACGTTCGTCAGAAGCCGACGTCGAGAGCAACGCCGGTTCGCGAATCGCTACATGTACGACCCGGTCGCGTTCGCCCACGACATGATCAACTGGCCGCATGGTCAGTCCACCGCCCCCTACCAGGATGAGGTTCTCGCCGAGCTCGTCACCCACCGCCGTGAAGCCGTTCGCGGGCCTCACGGGCTCGGTAAGTCCTGCATCGCCAGCATCGCCATTCTGTGGTTCGCCACCACTCGGGACGCGGCCGGCATCGACTGGAAGATCCCCACCACCGCATCAGCATGGCGGCACCTGTCCGTCTATCTCTGGCCGGAAATCCACAAGTGGGCACGCCGGCTCCGATGGGACAAGATCGGTCGCGGCCCGTTCAGCGAAACCTCGGAACTCCTCAAGCTGAATCTGCAACTCGAACACGGGGCCGCGTCCGCCGTCGCGTCCAACAAAGCCGAGCTCATCGAGGGCGCTCACGCGGACAGCCTGCTCTATCTCGTCGACGAAGCGAAGATCGTCCCAAACGACACATGGGACGCGATCGAGGGGGCCTTCTCCGGCGGGCAAACAACCGGCCTGCCCGAAGCGTTCGCGCTCGCTATCTCCACCCCCGGGTCACCAGCTGGCCGGTTCTACGAAATCCACAGGCGTGCCCGCGGCCTGGAGGACTGGCACACCAGGCACGTCACGCTCGACGAGGCGGTCGCGGCCGGACGTATCTCGCAGAACTGGGCGGACCAGCGCGCCAAACAATGGGGCAGAGACTCCGCGCTGTTCGCGAACCGCGTTCTCGGGGAGTTCTATGCCGGCGACGAGGACGCCGTCATTCCGCTGTCCTGGCTTGAGGCTGCGGTTGATCGATGGCACGCGTGGGTCGACGCCGGCCGCCCGGACCTCCCCGGCCGGCGCATCATCGGCGTGGACGTTGCCCGGGGCGGGGCAGACTCCACCGTCTTGGCGCACCGCACCGGTGTGTGCGTCGAGCGGTTGGAGGAACACTCACGCGAGGACACGATGCGGACCACCGCCCGGGTTCTCGCCGCACTCGTCGCGAGGGCAGGCAACGGTCGCATGACGGCGGTCATCGACTCAATCGGTATCGGCGCCGGCGTAGTGGATCGGCTCCGTGAGCTGAGGAGCGAGATTCATGGCGACATCATCGCGTACACCGGTTCCGCGCGATCCGATATGAAAGATAGGTCCGGAGAGTATGGTTTCGCGAACACTCGGTCAGCCGCGTACTGGCGGTTGCGGGAACTCCTCGAACCGTCGTTTGATTCCGAGGTGATGCTGCCCCCGGATGACATTCTGCTGTCCGATCTGAACGCGCCGACGTGGGACACCACCACCGGCGTACCGCCCAAAATCCGCGTCGAACCCAAAGAGAAGGTTACGGAGCGGCTCGGGCGGTCGCCAGACCAAGGCGACGCGGTCGCCATGGCGTTCTACGCCGACGCGGTAGCGTACCGACCGAAAGTGAGATGGATGTGAGGCTACAGTTCTGGGAGCGGCGGGAGTCGCCGACTGCCCCGCGCGTCCGCGACGACCATCGTCTAAAATGGCTTCAGCGCGGTGAAGCGCGGGAGCGACGACGAGACCGACGACGCGCCCGATGGGCAAAACGACGCTCACCGCTTCTCACGATCGCCGGCCTCGGGTTCATCTCGATCGCCGCGTCCCGAATCCACCTGACGCTCGGCCTGTTCACGATCGGCCTGTGTCTGTTCCTGCTCGAATGGCTGACCAGGCCAGACGATCAGCAGTAGGTACCGTGATCACATACATGAGGAGGTCCTCTGATGCGATCACTGGTCGGCACACTCATCAACGCGGCTAAAACGGACAAGCCGGGTAACTCCCCGGTGCCGTACGCGACTCGGGCCGCAACTGGCGCCAATCTGCTCGCGGTCGGCGGTGTGAACGACCGCGAGGCTCAGGCCAACGCCATGACCGTCAATGGCACTCTGTTCGCGATCGCCGGGGGCCTGGCCTTGAGTGTGTCGCGGGTTGAATGGCACCTCTATCGAGAGGCGAAATCCGCCAAGCCGGAAGACCGGGAGATCGTCACCGAGCACGCTGCCTGGGACGTGTTCAACAACCCGAACCCGTTCATGAGCAGACAGGAACTGTTTGAGACCATCGAGCAACACCTTGGACTCACCGGTGAGGGCTGGCCGTTGCTCGTGCGAGACGAACGCGCGGACTGGCCCATCGAGTGGTGGCCGCTGTACCCGCACCGGATGCTGCCCGTACCCGACCCGGACAAGTACCTCCTTGGCTACCTGTACCAGTCCCCCGACGGTGCGCGTATCCCCATCCAGTTCCGAGACGTGCCGCTGATGCGACAGCCGCACCCGACCAACTTCTACGGCGGCCTGTCTGCTGTGCGCGCGGTACAGACCGACCTGGAGGCCACGCAAGCCGCACGGATGTGGAATCGTACGTTTTTCTACAACTCGGCGCAACCGGGCGGCATCATTGAGGTCCCGCGTGAGCTGACCGACGACGAGTTCAACAACATGCGCACCCACTGGCAGGAGCAACACCAAGGCGTCGCCAACGCGCACCGGGTCGCGATCCTCGAACACGGGAAGTGGGTGAATCGCCACTACTCGATGAGGGATATGGAGTTCACCCATCTCCTTCAGATGTCGGCGGAAGAGATCCGCCGCGCATTCCGGTACCCCGTGGCCATGCTTGGCGACGCCGGTGATGTCAACCGGGCCACCGCGCTGGCGCACCAGGCGATCTACATGGAAGACCTCATCGTGCCCCGCCTTGACCGGTGGCGAAGCATGCTCAACAGCAAGTTCTTGCCCCAGTTCGGGCCGCTCGCGGACGGCCTGGTGTTCGACTACGTATCTCCCGTCCCCGCGGACGCGGAAGAACTTCGCGCGGACATGGAGGTCAGGGCGAGAGTCGCAACGATCTACATCGAAGCTGGCTGGTCGAAGAAGGTCGCGGCCAAGGCCGCTGGTCTCCCGCAGGAACTCATCGACGCCGCCGATGAGGAGCCCGCTACCTCGCCCGAGACGCCGCCGGCCAAGTCTCCGACCCAGCGCCCGCGACGTGAGCCCACCGCGCCGACGCTGCCGGCCGGTAGCGGCACGTGGGCCGCGACGGTGGCTCATCTGCTGAATCAGGACGGCGAGCCGGACATGGAGGAGATTCAGCGGCAATGGGAGGCGGCCCGGGAGGATCTGCTGAATCAGTGGCCCGACGCGAGTCAACCACTGATCGACGACCTCGCCGAGCAGGCTCGTACGGCCGCCGCGAACGATGACAGCAGTGCACTGGGTGAGCTCGCCGTGGCCGCCGTGATTCTGCTGGCCCTGGCCGCGTTGCTCGGCGACAAGAGTCAGGACGTGGCATCGGACGCCGCCGCCGCGGTGACCGCCGAGGCCGCAGACCAGGGCGTCACGATCGACCCGCCGCACAACCCCGGTGCGGTCACCGTGACCGCGGTCGCGACCGCGGTGGTTGGCGTGATCGCCGCCGGGTACGCCACCGCCGCCGCCCGTAAGGCTCTTCAAGTCTTCGGCCTGCCCGCGAATGAGGTGGCCCAGCACGTCCGCGACCACCTGGCCGAGATCAGCACGTCGCGGAACGGTTGGGTGACGGACAACATCGGCGTGGCGTTGATCACGGCGCAGAACGCCGGCCGGCTCGCCGTGTTCCGCGCCGCAGAGGCGTCCGGACGCAGCGTGCGATTCATTGCCCGGGAGGAGAACGACATCAACCGGTGCCCGCCGTGCACCGCGGTGAACGGAACGGAGTACGCGTCGCTTGACGAGGCACTACTGCACTACCCGCGTGGTGGCACGTACATCCACTGCCAAGGCGGGAACCGGTGCCACGGGCAACTCCAGATCGTCTTTGACGATTAGCTCTGGCGTTGCCCGCGTTGGCCGGCGGGACGTCCAGCACCGGTCCCCGGTCCGAGCCGACCGGCCTGATGCTCGGCCAGAGTGCGACGGTACCACCGGCGCCGCTTCCGGCCGTACATCTCGATCACTTCATCCGGTGGCGGGAGTAGTGGTCGGCCCGGTTCCCGACCGGCCCACCGCGCCTGGCTGTATCGCACTTGACGATCTCCCCGCCCTAAAGGACGGGGATTCCCTCCGCGCTGCGCGCGGAACACGCGGCGCCCGGGTGGATTACCGCTTCCCCGCGTGCCGCCGGCACCAGTGCCGGTCTTACGCGCGCTCCACGGTCGTTTAGGCTCTCCGCCCGTCCGGCGGCGAGTACGTTGATGGCGGCGTTGACGTCCCGGTCGTGGGCTGCTCCACAGGGGCAGTTCCATGCTCGGACGTTCAGGGCCATCTTGTCGTTGATGCGTCCGCAGTCGGAGCACATCCGGGTGGATGGGAAGAACCGATCCACCCGGGCGAAGGTCCGCCCCCAGCGGGCGGCCTTGTACTCCAACATGGCGGCGAAGCTGGCCCACCCGGCATCGTGTACCGATTTGGCGAGCCGGGTCCGGCTGAGACCGACCACGCACAGATCCTCGACGTACACCGCTTGGTTGTCGCGGATGATCCGTGTCGAGAGCTTGTGCTGCCAGTCCCGCCGGGTGTCGGCCACCCGGGCATGAGCTTTGGCGACCTTGACGACGGCCTTCTTGCGGTTGTTGCTGCCCCGCTGCTTGCGGGACAGGTCTTGTTGCAGCCGCTTGAGCTTCCGCGCCGCCCGGCGCAGGAACTTTGGGGCGGCCACCTTCGTGCCGTCCGAGAGCACGGCGAAGTGAGACAAGCCAAGGTCGATGCCCACCTCCGACTCCAAGGGCGGCAACGGCTCGTGCGTGGCCTGGACGACGAACGAGGCGAAGTGCCGCCCAGCCGCATCCTTGACGATCGTCACCGATGACGGGGCGGACGGCAGCTCGCGCGACCAGCGCACGGCCAGGTCGCCGATCTTCGGCAGTCGGAGCCGGCCGTTGTCCAGCACCTTGAACCGAGCGTTGGCGGTGAACCGGATCGCCTGCCGGTTGTCCTTCCGCGAGCGGAACCGTGGCGGGGCCACCTTGCGGCCCTTGCGCTTGCCGGTGACCGAGGCGAAGAAGTTGCGGTACGCCACGTTCAGATCGGCCAGCGCCTGCTGCAGCACCACCGACGACACCTCGGCCAGCCACGCCCGTTCCGGGATAAGCTTCGCGGCCGTCATCCGCTTGGACAGCTCGGCGTCCGACAGGTACGGCAGACCCTCGGCCCACGCTTCCTGCCGTGCGCGCAGCCCGTCGTTGAAGACCACCCGCGCGCATCCGAATGCCTTGGCCAGCTCGTTCTGCTGGCTCAGCGTCGGGTAGACGCGGTAGTTGTACCGGAGCTGCACCTGGACACCGTACCATTGGTTTATGGCAGAACTCGAAGGCATCCGCACCGGTAGGCACTGTGTTTTCGTGCTGCACGCTCACCTGGTCTTCGTGACGAAGTTCCGGCATCGGGTGTTCGGTGACCAGCACCTCGCCCGAATGAAGGAGATCATGCGGGACGTGTGCCGCGACTTCGAGGCCGATCTGGTCGAGTTCAACGGGGAAAACAACCACGTCCACCTGCTCGTCAACTTCCCACCCAAGGTGGCCCTGGCGAAGCTGGTCAACAGCCTCAAGGGCGTGTCGAGCCGGCGGATGCGGCAGGAGTTCCCCGACCTGTGGCGGCACTACTACCGGACCAACAAGCTATGGTCGGGTTCGTACTTCGCGGGCTCCGTGGGTGGCGCTCCGCTGAGCATCGTGCAGCAGTACATCGAGCAGCAGAACCGCCCGGTCTAAGGCACGCTCGGGCCTGACGGCCCTCCCGCGCGGGCCTTCACCCCCGCCCTGAAGGGCGGAGCACTGGCCCGCATTCCGGTAGCACTTTAACGCGCGACGTGTTAGAGTAGTACACGTAAGCGAGAAAGACCAATCGAAAGGAACCGCGATGAGCCAGACGAATTTCCGCCGTAGGGAACTCGCCGGAGTGGACTTCACCGGCCAGGATCTGTCGGGCGCCGACTTCTCCTGCGCGGATCTGTCGGGCGCCGACTTCTCCTGCGCGGATCTGTCACACGTGAACTTCACCGGCGCGAACTTGAAGGGCGCCAACTTCATCGGCGCCGTCATGACCGGCGTCATCTTCCGGGGAGCCGTCCTCATCGGCCAGAACTTCGTCAACATGACCATGATCGGGATGAACTTTTCCGGCGCGAATCTGGTCGAGGCCAACCTGGGTTTCGCTCTTCTGCGAGCGTCCGACTTCACTGACGCGGACATGCGGGGTGCGGGTCTGGTCAGCGCGAATCTGTCCGACGCGAAGCTCGTCGAGGCTGATCTACGCGGTGCGAATCTGACCCGAGCGAACGTGTGTCTGGCGAAGACGCACGGCGCGAAGCTGAGCGACGCGAAGCTGGACGGCGTGGAGCTGAATCGGGCCCGCCGCTGATCGGTTGCTCGATACGGTGCCCCCGGGCTCATCACCCGGGGGCATCACCGTCTATCGGGGCGGTTGCTGTCGTGCCCACCAGCCGAGGAACAGTCGTAACGGCCATGCACGTACGGTCTGCGGTTCGAGCGGTCGCGGTGAGCTCGGTTCGAGCGGTCGCGGGTTCGAATTCGGCGTCGGTGGCGGGGTGATCGGCGTGGCGGTGCGGTCTCGGTAAAGAGCTCGGCGCCCACAGAGCGCGCGTTCGAGCTTGCCTCAGGTCTCGTCGACGACGGCCGGGTCATTCGCGTCCGATTCGGATAGGTACGTGATTACTCGGCGGGTGCGGTCGTCGAGGCGTAGTCGCCACGTGTTCAGCGTGGCGTTCCAGCACGCCGCCCAGCACAGGTCGGGAATGTGCCCGGAGTACGCCAGCCTTTGCAGCGTCTCCTCGTCGGCGGGGCGGAGCTCGTCGCTCTCGTCTCCGTCCGGGTTTACCGGCATCCGCGGTGTGAACGGGTCTATCACGGAGCGTCCATCAGGCCGAGCTCGGTCGGGACGTCGGGGAGTTTCAGCCCTCGACGTATCATCTCGCCGCGGATGGTGCGGAGTTGCCATAGAGCGTGTGCCCGTAGCCGTCGCATGGTGCCGGCCACGTCCCCGTTGTCGCCTGCGGCGACCTCCGCGAGTCTTGGCGCACGACGCCACTCCGATATCTGCCGTTCGTGCTGTCTACGCAGGATCGCTGGAGCCGCGCCGCTCTCCCACTTTGCCCCGGCCTGTGAGTAGGGGCGCGGGGACTCCCCGCTCCACCAGCGCGCCGCGTCCCAGCTGTTCACCTGCCGGCCCAGCACAAGTATGGACGTATCGGGTGGAAATAGGAGAAGTAGCGGCGGCACGTCGAGTGCCGCCGCCAGCGCCGAAAGCTCATCGGGGTCGACGCCTCGACGACGTTGTTCAACGTTGCCCAGCGCGCGCGGCGTCAGCTGTGGTGCGCCGAACGTGGCGCACAACGTAGCGACGGCATCGTGTGTGAGCCGGCGCTGACGACGCGCCTGATGTGCTGACCAGGCCAGAAAGCCCGAGATGGTAGGTGGGGAGCTTCGGCTGCTCATGGCGGAGAGAATACGACTCTCACGGCACAGTGCACGACCCCCCGAGGGGCCACGGCGACTCTTGCGCCAGAAAGTTCTTGTCTCGCAACGGGTGCGGAGCTACTCGGCTAAACGATCACCTATCTAGCCTCCGGATCAGGTCAGATTTATGGAGGTGTCTGTGAGACTCCCGCGCATCACCGCACTCCTGGACCGTATGCGCAATTTGACCCCCGATGCTGACTGGTGTCGCATCGTCAACGGTGCCGCGGACACTGCCGACGTCTACCTGTACGACGAGATCGGGTACTGGGGCACAAGCGCGGATGAGTTCTGCGAACAGTTACGCGGTATCACCGCACGCAGGATCAATCTGCACATCAATTCGCCTGGCGGCGAGATCATGGACGGTCTGGCGATCCGGTCCTGTCTGAGACAGCATGACGCGACCGTGGTCACGTATGTGGACGGGATCGCCGCAAGTTCCGCGTCGTTCATCGCGCTTGCTGGCGACGAGGTACTGATTGATCGCAACGCGATTCTCATGATTCACGACGCGACGTGGGTGTGCGTCGGCAACGCCGCGGAGATGCGGGACGCTGCCGAATTACTGGACAAAATGTCCGACAACATCGCGGACATTTACGCGCAAAAGGCTGGCGGGCTGATCGCGGACTGGCGCGCTCTCATGCTCACCGAGACCTGGTACACCGGCGAAGAGGCCGTTACGGCCGGGCTGTGTGATCAGATGACCCCCACTCAATCGCGGGCTGAGCCAGCGGGCGTGCCCGAGAACGCATTGAGCCGAAGCCGGTTCGACCTCGCGGCATTCGCTGACCGCTTCCGCTACGCCGGCAGAGAAGCCGCTCCCGCGCCTCGGCCGATCAACCGGTGCCAACGGGATCGTCTGGACCCAAGCCGCGCTGTCTCAATGAGCAACCTTTCCGCTCATCTCCCGTCATCGATCACGGTGAACACGACCGGCCCGGCTGTTGTCAACGTGGCGTGGGACAGCGGTGAGCCAGTCAGCTCGACGTTGACCGGCGGCGGATCGCCGGTCAACGAGACTGCCACGACTACCGCGCCGGCCCCGGCCGACCCTGAGCTCGAGCCGGCGGCCGAGGCCGCGCCGGCCCCGGCCGACCCTGAGCTCGAGCCGGCGGCCGAGGCCGCGCCGGCCCCGGCCGACCCCGACCCCGAGCCCGAGCCGGCGGCCGAGACCACCCCGACCCCCGGTCTCACGCCGCCGGCCGGGCCCGGCACTGCTGATGACACCGGGCCGGCCAACGAGCCCGGCCCGGTCCCCGAGCCAGCGCTGGACGCCACGGCGGCGCCGGCCACTACGCCGCCAGAGCCCGACCTGTGGGCAGATCTGACGGCTCGTCTCACCGAACCCGAGTCCGTGGAGGACGCACTAGCCCGTCTGAGGAGGGCAGCATGACCGCGCCGACAACGATCGCCCCGGTGCCGAAGAACTCGGATGAGCTAGCCGAAGCGCTCGCAGATCCGGGCCGATACAAGGACATTCTGGCGTCCAGAGAGAATCTCCAGACATTCATCAACGCCTACGCGCAGCAACACCAGAGCGAAGGCACTGACCTGCACCGCAAGGTCAGCGAACTCACTCAGAAGGCCCTGACTCAGTTCCTCAAGGACAAGGCCATCGAGGGTGACGGCGAGTCCGCGATTCGTCGACTCAATCTGGACCCGCAGACCGGCGCGGCCGGGATGCGCACCAGTCATCGCCAGGGCACGTCGTACAACCGGCACGCGCCCGGTGCGATCCTGGATAAGGAGTTCAAGGACGCCGTCGACTTCTTTAGGACTACGTGGCACGCCAACGTCGACCCGAAGAACACGGAACGGCTGGCCAGAATCAGGAACGCCTATTCCAGCGTGGTGCCGGCGGACGGCGGTTTTCTGGTGCCCGAGACACTGCGGGCACAGCTGCTGTCGATCGCTCTGGAGGAGGCCGTTGTCCGGCCCCGCGCGACGGTCATCCCGATGGAGACCGCGCGGGTCGCGTTCCCGATGATCGACGTAACCAGCAACGCGTCGTCTGTGTTCGGCGGGATGATCGCGTACTGGGCGGAAGAGTCCGCGGCACTGACCGCCAGCCAGGCCAAATTCGGCCGAATCGTTCTGGACAGCAACAAGCTGACGGGTTTGGCGATCACCCCATCGGAGCTCATCGAGGATTCGTTGATCTCCTTCGCCGCGCTGATCGAGACTCTGTGGCCGCGTACTTTGGCGTTCGAAGAGGACGACGCATTCATGACCGGCTCGGGGGCCGATAAGCCGTTGGGGTTGGTCTCCAACAGCGCAACGATCGCGGTCGCGAAGGAAGCCGGTCAGGCGGCAGCCACGATCGTCTATGAGAACGTGATCAAGGCGTACTCACGGATGCTGCCGTCTTCGCTCAGCCGGGCCGTGTGGCTCTGTTCCCCCGATGTGCTTCCTCAGCTGTTCACCATGGCGTTGTCGGTCGGTACGGGCGGGTCCGCGGTGATGATCAACAACGCCGCCGGGCCTGTGCCGATGACGATTTTCGGCCGGCCGCTCATCGTCACCGAGAAGGCGAACACTCTTGGCGCGCAAGGCGACTTGATCTTCGCGGACCTGTCGTACTACCTCGTCGGTGACCGGCAGCTGATGACCTCGGCGTCCAGCATCGACTACCGGTTCGGCAACGACCAGACGACGTACCGGATCATCCAGCGCGTTGACGGGCGTCCATGGATCAAGTCGGCGATCACTCCGCGTAACGGCGGGAATACCTTGTCGCCGTTCGTCGAGATCGCTGTCCGTAGCTGACCAACCGGGCCGGGCGGTGGCATTGACACCCCGCCGCCTGGCCACCACCCGGCCGGCATTAACACCCCGGCCGGTCAACCAGAAGGGAACACCATGTCAGGTCGCGAAGGTTTGGGCCGGCTTCTCGATGTCTCCGTCGGCTTCGTCAACCAGGTCACCAACAACGCCGCGGACGTCACAGGGAAGCGGGTCTCACTGAAGGACGCCGCCGGGGTGACCATCGTCGTGTTCGCCGGCGCTGGCACCGCCGGTGATGATCTCGACCTTGTCGTCAAACAGCACACCGCGTCCAGCGGTGGCACCACCGCGAACCTCGCCAAGATCGACCACTACTACGTCAAGGCTGCTACCACGCTGGCCGGTACTGAGACCTGGTCGGAGATCACGCAGACCGAGGCGGCCACGATCACCGACGCGGGTGGTGCGGGCACGTCGGCCGAGACACAGCAGATCGTTGCGATCGAGATCAACGCGGACATGCTGTCAGACGGGTACTCCTACGTGTCCGTCGACTCCACCAACGGTGGGGCGAGCAACGACAAGACGGCCTCCGCGCTGTATCTCCTCCGAGACCTGAACGTCCAGCGCACCCCGAGCAACCTCGCGGCGTCACTCTCATGATCCGGGTGGTGGTGCGGAAGTTGGTGCCGTGCGAACACTGCGGGTCCATCGCGTGTCGTGTCTGGTCTCCGAAAACGTGCCGTCACACGCGCCAACCCCGTACCGCCGCGACGAAACGAGCCGGACGTCTCCAACAAGGGCCAACCCCGAAAAGGAGCTAAACACTCATGTCTTCCACGAACGCCAAGTTTTCGCCTCTGTTCAGCCGCAAGGCCGCGGGCGGGGTGTACACCGTCGCCGGTATCGACGACGCGCCCGGCGACGTCTGGTTCGTCGACTCGAATGCGACGAATACTTCCGACGCGTCCGGGTACGGGATGACACCGGATTCGCCGTTCGCCACGTTGGCGTACGCGTTCTCGTCGGACGCCGTGTCGAGCGGGGATGTTGTCTATGTGATGCCCGGGCACGCCGAAACGCTGGACGCGGCCGGTGACATCACCATGGACATCGCCGGGGTGAGCGTCGTCGGGCTGGGCAAAGGCACGTCGCGGCCGACGTTCACGTTCGCCACGCTGACGACCGCCACCTGGCTGATCACCGCCGCGAACGTGTCCGTGAAGAACGTGCTCATCACGGTGACCGGAACAATCGACGTCGCCAACGCGATCACCGTCACCGGCACGGACAGTCTCCTGGAGGATGTCGAGTTCCGCGACAGTGCGGCCACGAGCCAGTTCGCCGACTTCCTGATCCTGGGTGCCACGAGCACCCGAGCGCGAGTCGTCCGGCCGGTCGTCCGTTCCCACGCGTCCGGTGACGCGGCCCAGTCCGGGATCCTGATCTCGTCGGCTGTGGACGGCATCGAGATCGTTGACCCGCAGATCGATGGCCTGTTCGCCACCGGGTGTATCGAGTCGAGCGCGGCGGCGACGAACACCACCATCCAGGGCGGGTTCCTGCGCCAGCGTCACGCGACGCAGGACGCGGCGATCAACCTGAACGCGTCGAACACCGGGTTCATTGACGGGGTGCGGATCCGCACCGCCACGAACGACCAGGCCGGGTTTGACGGCGCGATCGTCGCCGCGTCCGCCCAGTGGTATGACGTGCTTGTCAGTAACGCGAATGGAACCGTCGGGATCACACCGAACGTTCCGGCTACGAGCGTTGAGGTCGCCCCGAACCTGGTCTACTACGTGGACTCGACAGCATCGGGTGCGGCGGATGCGGCCACGAACGGCACGTCGAAGAGCCTTCCGTTCGCCACTGTCGCCTATGCGTTCTCGAGTAACCGGGTCACCTCGGGTGACGTGGTCTATGTGATGCCCGGGCACGCGGAGACCGTCAACGCCGCTGGTGACATCACCATGGACATCGCTGGTGTCAAGGTTGTCGGGTTGGGTCGTGGCACGGCCCGGCCGACGTTCACATTCGCCACGGACACTGCGGCGACGTGGCTGATCACTGCGGCGAACATCAGCGTCGAGAACGTGCTCGTGACGACCACCGGCACGATCGACGTCGTCAGTGGTATCACCGTGACCGGCGCGGACTGTCACCTCGTCGACGTTGAGGTGCGGGACAACGCGGCGGACTCGCAATTCGTCGACCCGCTGATCATTTCGACCGGTGCGGCGCGCGCGAAACTGATCCGGCCGGTCGTCCGGTCGCATGCTTCTGGTGACGCAGCCCAGTCCGGGATCCTGATCTCGGCCGCAGTCGACGGTGTCGAAATCGACGACGCCAACATCGACGGGTTGCATGCCACCGGTTGTATCGAGTCGACGGCCGCGGCAACGAACACGATCATCCGTAGGCCCATACTTCGTCAGCGTCACGCGACGCAGGACGCGGCGATCAACCTGAACGCGTCGAACACGGGTTTCGTCGACAGTGCCCGTATCCGGGTCGCGACGAACGACCAGGCGGGGCTCGACGGTGCGATCGTCGCCGCGTCCGCCCAGTGGTATGACGTGCTTGTGACGACGGCCAGCGGCACGGTGGGTGTCACCGCCACACCGAACGTGCCGGTAACACCGTCGGTAGAGGAAGCACCGAACCTGGTCTACTACGTGGATTCGAACGCTACGGGTGCTTCGGACGCGGCCACGCACGGGACAACGAAGGCGCTGCCGTTCGCCACGTTGGCCTACGCGTTCAGCTCGAACCGGGTGACGTCTGGCGACACGGTGTACGTGATGCCGGGCCACGCGGAGAGCATCACGGCCGCCGGCGGGATCACCATGGACATCGCTGGCGTGAAGGTGGTTGGCCTGGGCCGGGGGTCTTCCCGACCCACCTTCACCTGGGGCACGGACACGGCCGCCACGTGGCTGATCACCGCCGCGAACGTCAGTGTCGACAACGTGCTGTGCACGACCACCGGCACGATCGACGTGGTGGCCGGGATCGTCGTCACCGGCGCCGATGCGCGACTGACGAACATCGAGGCCCGTGACAGCGCAGCGGATTCGCAGTTCGTTGACTTCCTCGGCCTCAGCACCGGCGCCGCACGAGGGCTGGTGGAGGGATTCCGGTTCGTCGGCCACGCATCCGGTGACGCTAATGCGTCCGCGTGTCAGGTCACCGCCGCAGTGGATGGTGTGCGGGTAGAGGACTTCTGGGCGATCGGCCTGTTCGCGGCGGCTGGCCTGGAAACCACCGCCGCGAACACGAACATGCTGGTCAAGGACGTGTACGTGGAACAGCAGCACGCCACGACCGACGCGGGAATCACTCTGAACGCCGGCACCACCGGACTGCTCATCGACTGCGTGGTCAAGTCCGCGACCAACGACGCCAACGGGTTCAACAACGCCCTGGTCGGTGCCGGTGCGGCGTGGTTCAACCCGCTTGTGTGCAACCTCGCCGGGGAACGCGGCGGTGCTCCGCTGACCGCGTCGGCCGCGGCCTGATCTGAAAGGGGGACGTGACTATGTCGGCTCAGTGCCAGGACTGCGCGATCATGTACGAGGTGTGGCCGGAAGGCGGGTGTCCGAACTGCCGCAGCGCGACGTGGGGTGACCCTGACGCTGCGGCGTCGCTTGTCGTGTTCGGTGATGAAGTCACCACAGTCAAGCTGGCTCGGCCCGCGTCGGACACGGTGCCGGGCGGTGGGGAAACCGTGGCCGACCCAACTGTTGATCCAGTTGGGTCGGTTGCGGCACCGAGTAAACCAGCCAAACGCCCGCGGCGGAAGGCTGATGACGCGTGAGCGTATACAAACGCGACACCGAGGGCCAGCTGAATGACATCATGACGGTCCTCGGTACCACCACGCCCAGCTTGTGGCCGTTCTGGGAGTCCACCGGCACGTTGGTGTCCGGGATTTCGGTCGGGGACTTCACCTCGTCGAAGACTGCGGCGGCGGCGATCGCCCTGGAGTCGGAGTTCGCGCCGATGAAACTGCCGTGCGGCCTGTACTCGTACCATTTTCACCCCACCGGGGATCACCACTTGGCCGGTGTGGATCACAACAATTTCAGCTTCGGCAACGGCACCGCCGATTCGGCGTTCAGTGTGGGGGCGTGGATTCGGCCGAATGCCATTGCTACCAACGTGATCGCCGGCAAGTACGACTCCGCCGGGAACTTGGAAGAGTGGCGTTTCTTCATCGACGCGTCCGGCAAGCTGTCGCTCGAATTGCACGACGCATCCGCGTCGGCCACGGAGATCGCCGCGTCCACCAGTGCGCTGACCATCGGCCAGTGGGTGTTCGTCGCCGCAACGTACGACGGCACCGAAACCGCGCCGACGGTGAACCTCTATGTGGACGGGGCGTTGGTCAACGACGGGACCACCGCGGAAACCGGCGCGTACGTGGCGATGGAGAACACCGCGGCACCGCTGACCATTGGCTGTTCGGGTGTGACCGCACTGCCGGTGGCCGAGTTCCACGGCCGGATCGCCCTGCCGTTCCTCGCCGGCACAGAACTGACGGCCGCGCAGGTCACCACGTTGTACGGATGCACCGCCCCCATGGTGGGGGTGACCTGACATGACCGGCGGCACGCCAGTGGATCTGGACAGGCTCCGCTCGATCGGGTTCCTCGGCGGCGGACGGACCCGCGACACGGTGCGGGAGTGGCGTGACGACGCCGGCCGGCACAAGGCCACTCGGGACGAACTCGGGCACGTCGTCACTCAGCACGCGGTCGCCGGGCACACCGAGGACCGCCAGGACGTGCAGATCAACGCCAGTACTATCGCGCTGCGTGTCGCGGCGAACGGGGAGTCGTGATGGCCGTTTCCGGTAGTGGTTTGTTCGTCGCGACGTTCCAGGACGTTCTCGACACCACCCAGTTGGCGCTGGATCTGGACCTGGAGACCCACAAGGGCGCCCTGTTCTCCAACTCGATCACGCCGAACTTCACCACAGACACCGCGTATGGTGCGGCGCCGTACAACGCGAACGAGGTCACCGGCACCGGGTGGAGCGCGGGTGGCGTGGCCCTGACCGGCACCGGCCTGTCCGCGGCGGCCGGGGTACTCACGTTCGACGCCACCGACGTGTCCGAGTCTGGCACCACGCTGTCCAGCGCCCGCTGCTACCTGCTGTACGCCGACGCGCTGGTAGGTAACAACGCGATCCTTCTCGTGGACTTCGGTGCGGACTACTCCACCAACAACGGGGTGTTCGGCATCACCTGGAACGCGTCAGGGATTTTCTCTCTCGACCTCGTGCCATAAGCGGTGGCGATGAATGTCGGAGTCCTTGTTCAGCGGAGCCCCGCCCACGATGACGTCATACTCGGACGCGTCCCCGGGCTACACCCTTGCGACCGTGTTCGAGGCCAGCCTGGCAGGGTTCGTCTCGGGTGTGCGCTGGTACGCGCCGACGACCGCGCCCACGGGCACCGTGATCGGCCTGCTGTACCGGCACTCCGACGGCGCCCAGCTGGCATCCGCGAACTTCGGCACGATCACCACGAGCGCCTGGAATAGCGTCATGTTCGCGTCGCCGGTGGCGATTGACGCGAATCTGGCTTACTGCGTGTCGATCTGGACGGCTGATTGGTACGTCGCGAATTCCGGGTACTTCTTCTCGGCCCCACTGACCAACGGGCATCTGACGGCGTTCCAGGACAATGCTGCCCCGGACTTTCTCCGCAACGGCGCGTACGCGTCCGGGGCCAGTACCGCGCATCCAACGAACGCTGGTGGTGGGGCGTTCTACGGGGTCGACCTGGTTTACGACGTCGGGGATGCGACGGTAACCCCGTCAACGATCGCCACGGTAGCGGCGTTGCCCTCGCCCAGCGTGTCCACCGGGTCCACCGTGACGCCCGCTGCGATCGCCACGACGACGTCGGTGCCGGGTTCGGCGGAGTCGGTCGGGTCGACGCTGGACGTGGCCGCGATTGCCGGAACTACGACCATGCCGGCGGCGGACGCGCACGGTGGGGTCGGGGTGACGCCGGCCACGGTCGCGGCCACTGCCGCGTTTCCCTCCACCACGCTGCCAGCCGGAGTCGATACGACGCCCGGTGTGATCGCCGCCACTGCCGCGTTCCCGGACCCTACGGTGATCGCTGAGACCACGCTGACCAGCCCGACGCAGACAGGCTCCTGGTACGGGCTTCTGAACATTCTCGACGAGGCTCGGCGGGAAGCGGCGGCGGAGCGCGCGCAGCGACCAGTGGCCTGCCCGTACTGCGGCGAGCCACTGAAAACGGGTCATGACAGCAGTTTGTACTGCCCGTTCGACGGGTGGCGTCCTACCGGGACGTGGCTGCGATGAGAGAGGACTGCTGATGTCGGCACAGGTGTGCAATAGCTGTACCACTCGGTACGCGTTCGGTCTGCTCGCGTGCCCGCATTGTGGTGGCACCGGGTGGTTGCCGTCGTGGGAAGTCGACGACGGTGGGCTGTCGCCCGCGCATCAGACGGCCAGCGTCGGCGTCGTGGAGGTGGCGTCGCTCGGCGGCCCGGGCCCGAGGGAAGCGGCTGAGGAGGTCACGGACGACGAGGTGACCGATGGCTAACGTTACGCCTGATTCATCCAATCCGTACGGGGTGTGGTACTGCACCCGAGAAGACGTGATGGAGGAAGCGCAGGTCGCGACCACGGCCCGGGCTTGGCGGCGGGTCGCTCGCGTCATCGAAGGATCATCGCGAGGCGTCGAAAAGCTGTGTCACCGACTGTTCTATCCGAACACGCTCACTCGCGCGTTCGACTGGCCGTACCGGCCCGGGTCGGCGTCGTGGCGGCTGTGGTTCGACGGGCCGGAGTTGGTGTCAGCCACGTCGGTGACGTCGGCCGGGTCCACGATCTCGTCCAGCGATTATCTACTCCGCCCGGACGACGGCCCACCATACAACCGGCTGGAGATCGACCTGTCCGGGTCGGCGTCGCTTGGCGGCGGAGACACCCATCAACGTGACGTGGGCATCACCGGCGTGTGGGGGTACCGCAACGACGAGGACACGGCCGGGACGCTTGCCGCCGCGGTGTCCACCACCACCGCGACCACGCTCGACACCGACGGTGATCCGGACATCGGGGTCGGGTCGGTTCTGCGAGTCAACAGCGAACGGGTCATCGTCACCGAACGGGCGATGCTCGACACCAGTGTGACCATCGACGCCGCGGACAGTCTGACCGCGAGCAAAGCCGACGTGGCCATCACCCTGTCCACGCTGACGCACGCCCCCCAGGTCGGGGAGACGATTCTGATCGACTCCGAACGCATGCGGGTGGTCGAGCTGGCCGGGTCCGTGATCACGGTCGAACGGGCCTACGACGGCACGGTGCTGGCCGCGCACGCTGCGCTGACCGCGATCTACGCGCCCCGGCGGCTCACCATCACGCGCGGCGCGCTGGGCACCACTGCGGCCACGCACTCCTCCGGCGACGACATCTACGTATGGCAACCACCGCCGCTGGTGCGCCAGCTGTCCATCGCCGAATCCGTGGCCGCGCTGCAACAGGGGCCGGCGGCCTACTCCGGGACGAGGAGCGCCGGTGACTCCTCGACCGGTGCGAAGAAGACAACCCCGGGCGCAGGGCTGAACGCGCTACGGGCTCAGGTGTACGCGGCGTACGGGCGTAAGGCCCGCAGTAGGGCGGTGTGACGTGCGTTTCCGCGTAGATGTCGACACGTCTGGTCCGATCCTTCGGGGTCAGGCGCCGGAGATCATGGCCCGGGGCCGGGAAGAGGTCCTTGACGAGCTCGCCGAGGTCGGCAGTGACATGGTCGTGGCTCAGCTGATGCGGGTGATTCGCCAGCCGACCCCGTACTACTGGACACGGATTTCGCACCGCCGGGAGTACGCGGATCGGGTCGTTCACGATGCCGGGATCGTGTACGGGCCGTGGCTGGAAGGTGTGAGCGAACGGAACCGGAGCACCAGGTTCAAGGGCTATCACACGTTCCGGATCATCTCCAGGCAGCTTCAAAGTCAGGCCGGAGCGATCGCGGACATGGTGATCGCTGACAGGGTCATTCCCCGTCTGGACGGTGCGTAATGCCGAACCTGGACAGTCGAGCGATCTTGGACAAAATAGTGTCTCACGCGGCGGCGTCGGGGTATTTCGATCGCGTCAACCAGCACGAACTCATTGACCCGGCGGGCACGGGGTTGGTCGCCGGGGTGTGGACGCAGGAGTTCAGGCCGGTGCGGTCCAGTGGTCTGAACACGGTTTCGATGCGGCTGACCGTGTTTGTGCGGATCTATACGTCGATGGTGTCGGAGCCCATGGACGAGATCGACCCGAACGTGTTGGACGCCACCGACGCGCTACTCGCCGCGTACTGCGGGGATTTCGAGCTGGGCGGAACCGCCCGCCACATCGACATCTTCGGCGCCGCGGGTCTGCCACTGGACGCGCAGGCCGGATACGTCGAGCGGGCTGGCGGGCTGATCCGTGTCATGACGGTCACCGTGCCGGTCATAGTCAACGATCTATACGCGGAGGTGGCATGATATGTCCAAAGAGTCCGGTCTCGGCGCGCGGATGCTCGTCGGCGGATACGACCTGTCCGGCGACGTCGCATCGCTGTCCCGTATCAGCGGCGGTCCCGCGTTCCTCGACGTCACCGCCATCAACGCGTCCGCGCACGAGCGGATCGGCGGGAAACGCGACGGCGCGATGGACGTGACCGCGTACTTCAACCCCACCGCGGCCCAGGCGCACCCAGTGCTGTCCGCACTGCCCACCGCGGACACGATGGGCACCTACTGCCACCGAGCGACCATCGGAAGCCCCGCCGCGTGCATCAACGCCAAACAGGCAAACTACGACCCCACGCGCGGCCAGGACGGCGCATTGACTTTCGGTGTGCAGTTACTCGCCAACGCCTACGGGCTGGAGTGGGGCACGATGCTCACCGCATCGCTGCGCACCGACACCGGTGCGACCAACGGGGCCAGCGTCGACTTGGGCACCGGGTCCACCACATACGGGCTCCAGGCGTACCTGCATGTGACCGCGTTCGCCGGCACGGACGCCACGATCACGATCGAGGAGTCATCCGACGACGGGGCCGGTGACGCGTTCGCCGCCGTCACCGGCGGTGCGTTCACCCAGGTCACGTCCGGGCCGACGTGGGAACGAATCGCCACATCCAACGCGCAGACCGTGGAGCGATATCTGCGAGTGGCCACGTCCACATCGGGCGGATTCACCAGTCTCTCCTTTCTCGTCGTAGTGATGCGCAACGACACCCAGATCCTCTTTTAGGAGTACAGATGACGCAACTGAACCGGATCGAACCGCTGGGTCCCGCCTCCGCGTACAAGACCTACTCGGTGGCCGCCCCCCGCTCCACTCACTTCCGTACCGCCACCTGCAAAGAGGTCGAGTGCGACGGGTACCGGTTCGGGTTCGCCGCGGTGATCGACGAAACCACAGAGCTCGGCCAGGGCCAGGCGTACTACATCCGTAAGGAGAGCGGGCGCCGGTTTCGCGAGGAGCGCCTGCCCGATGGTCGCACAATGTTCACTTTCGAGGCCGGACAGCAGTGTTTCCGGTCCGGCGACACCGCGCACATGATCCGGCTCGACAAGCCGGAGATCTACGTCGTGCGCGACGGGGATTGGCGGGGCAACCCGCGCGGTACCGAGGCGCGGCAGCACCACTCCGCTGATGACTGGATCGATGACATGGCCAACCACCAGGACGCGATAGCGACCCGCATTCAGCGCGGCTAACCCCAGAAAGGACAGGTCATGTCGAAACAATCCGGCTTGGCGTGGACAACAGCATCGGTCGACGATTCCAGCGGCACCCCGCAGGCCATTGTCAACGACTTTACCAATCTTCAGTTCGCGACCCCTCGCGGCGTTCAGGACAGCACCGGTCTCGACAAGTCCGCGATGGAGCGGATACTCCTCCTGGCCGACTTCTCCATCACGCTCACCGGGGTGTTCAACGCCGCCGCGGGCGCCTCTCACGCCGTGTTCTCCACCGTGCCGTCGACGTCGGTGGCGCGCACGGTGACGCTCACGATCGCGGCCAAGACATTGGCGTGCGAAACCCTGTTCAGCGACTACCAGCTCAACCGGGCGCAGGACGGCTCTTTCACTTTCACCGCCCCCGGTGCGCTGTCTGACGGCACCGTCCCGACGTGGGCCTGATCCCTCAACCGAACGGTAGGTGTGCGCATGGGCTACAAACGGCCGAATCTGACGCTGGTCTTTGGCGAGACACACGGTGATCTGGCAGGGCTGGAAGTCGTCATGAAGCGGATGTCGATCGATCAGCTGGCGGAGATGTCCGGGCTGATGGATTTCGCGAAGAGCGCTAGTGGCGATGATAACGCTCTCGGCCCCGAGGCTCGGGAGCGGCTCCGCCAGCTGTGCGGCATGGTCGCCGACCGAATGGTCGAGTGGAACCTGGAAGACGACGATGACGTTCCGGTGCTGTGTACGGCCACGGAACTCGCCAAACAGGACCCGACCATGGTGTACGCGATCATCACGGAGTGGATGGACGCGGTCGCTGGTGTGTCCGGCCCTTTGGGGCCGAAATCGCCAGGTGGCGATCTGTCAATGGAGGAATCGATCCAGATACAGGACGGCCCGTCTCTAAGCCTGGCCAGCTGATCGAAGCCGAAATGTACGACGCGTTGCTGTCCCGGTACGGCGGGTACACGCTGCGCACGCTGCGAGAGGAGGACGCCGAGCTACTCCGGATTTACCGCCTAGCCGCTATGGGGCGAGAGGAGAACACGGATGTCCAATGAGGTCACGATCCGCATCTCGGCGCATGACTCCACTGACGCCGGGTGGTCCTCCGTTCTCAGCCATGTTCGTCGGGCCGTGGCCACGTTGGAAGCGGAGATGGCGCGCGCTTCCAGACGAGCCGGGGAATCACAGCGGAGTATGGGCGAGGCGGCCGAGCGTGCTCAGCGGCAAGCCTCGGCCGCGGCGGAGCGGGCCGGTCGGGAGGAGGAACGAGCGGCGGAACGGGCCGCCCGGGAGGCGGAACGAGCGCAGGACCGGGTGGCCCGGGCCGCGGAACGAGCCGCTCGGGAGGAAGCCCGCGCGCATGAGCGGGCCGCGCGGGAGACTGCCCGCGCGCAACAGCAGGCCGCGAGAGAAGCCAAACGGGCTCAGCGACAGATCGCCTCAGCGGCGGAACGAGCCGCTCGTGATGAGGCTCGCGCGCATCAGAAGGCCGCGAGAGAGGCCGCTCGTGCGCAGGAACGGGCCGGCCGGGACATCGAGCGTGCTCAGCGTCGGGCGGCCAGGGCCGCGGAACGTGCCGCTCGGGACATCGAACGCGCCCACCGGCGGGCCGCCCGAGATGCGCAACGCGAACACGAGGCCACCGCGCGCAGCGTGTCCCAGACAGGCATGAACATCGGCAACATTTTCGGCCGGCTACTCACCGGGCGACTCCGGTCCGGTCTGGAAGGCGCCCGTGAGGTACTCGACGGGTTCTTCCGCAACTCAGCGCTGAAGGCCGCCGAGTCCGCCGAGTCGATCGGCGCGTCGTTCGCTACCGCCGCCGCGTCCGGCACGGCCATGACCGCCGCCACGGGCGGGATAAACCTGCTCATCGGGGCAATCCTCGCCGCTGCTGCCGCTGCCGCTGTGCTCGTGACCGCGCTACTGACCCTCGCCCCGGTGCTGTACCTGATCGGTGGTGCCGCCGGAGCGTCGACCACCGCGCTGGTCGGGTTGATCGGCATGATCGGCGTGCTGAAACTTGGCCTTGGCGGGATCGGTGACGCGTGGACCGAGTACAGCAACCAGGCGGCCAGTGGTGGTGCCTCATCGGCGGGCGCGGCCCGGGCGGTCGCCCAGGCCCAACGCGAGGTACGTAACGCGACCTACGACCTCGGGGAAGCGCAACGCCGGTATCTGCAAACTCAGCGGAACGTCAACCAGGCTATCCAGGACGAGATCGAGGCCCGCGACGATCTGAACCGGTCGCTGGCCGGCGCGAAAGAGGACCAGGTCGGGGCGTTGCTGGCAGTGCAGCGCGCGCAGGAGCGGCTGAACCAGACGATCCGCGACCGACGAGCCAACACGGCGACGGATCTCGACGTCTCCGAGGCTGAGCACAACTTGCGCCAGGCTCAGCTCGCCGTGGTGGACATGCAGGATCGGGTGGAGGACCTCACCAAGGAGCAACAGAAAAACTCCGAGGTCGGGGTTCACGGATCGCAACGGGTCAGAGATGCGCTCGATCAGCAGCGTCAGGCAGCGCACGCTGTCGAGCTGGCTCAGCAGCGGCTGACCGCGGCGCAGGAGAGTCTTGGGCAGAGCGCGGGCGGTGCCGCCGGTGGGGTCGACAAGTTTGCCGAAGCGATGGCGAAACTGTCGCCGAACGCGCAGGCACTCGTAAAGGCGTTCATTGATCTGAAACCGCGATTTGATGAATTGAAACGATCCGTGCAGGACCGGCTATTGGCCGGGTACGCGGATCAAGTAAAAGAATTGTCAACGAAATGGCTTCCGTCTCTGCATATTATGCTCGGCGGCCTTGCTGACACATTCAATAACATCGGTTCGCGAATTATGACGGCGATGGGCCAAAAGAGGTTCATCGACAACATATCGGACGCCATGAAGGGGTTTGGCGAGGGTGTCGCTATCTCGATGCGGCACGTTGACAAGTTCATTGACGCTATCGGTCGGCTCGCGCAGAGCTCCGTGCCGTTCTTCCGGATGCTTGGCGAGCTCATCGACGACATGCTCAACAAGTTTTCGGACTGGATAATCGAAGCCGACAAGACCGGCAAGCTTGACGAGTTCATGAAGAATGCCGCTAAGTCGACGCGCGATCTATTCGACATAATCGGCCTTACGATATTGATACTCGGGGATTTCACGGAGATCCTATTTCCGACGTCAAAATCGGTGGGCGGCGGGTTCTTTGATGGCGTCAAAAAGGCGCTCGACGACCTACACAAAAAGCTCAGTGACCCGGAGGTACAAAAGAAAGTAAGAGACTGGTTGAGAAACGCGAAAGAAGCCGTCAAGGACTTTCTGGAAAAGCTCAACGAGTGGGCGCATCGAATTGATGATTGGGCCACGAAGATTGATGGTTGGATCGCTACCGCGCGGAAGTGGGCGCATCGGATCGAGTTCGTGGCCGACCTTCTCACAACGACGCCGGGGGAGATCGCGCAGGCGTGGGACCAGCTCCGGTCGCGAGGAAGCAGGATCTGGTCGTCCATCTCGTCGAGCGTGAGCGGCGCGGTCTCGTCAGCGCGCTCACGCGCGATACGAGAGATCAACCGCATGGTCAGTGATGTGAGGAGCATGCCGGGCCGTATACGGTCGGCAGCTCAGGGCATGTGGAACGGCATTCGGGACGAGTTCCGCGCCGCGATGAACTGGATCATCGATCACTGGAACAGGCTTCACTTCCGTACGCCAACGGTCGACTTCCTCGGCATGCATTTCGGCGGCGCTGATGTCGGGGTGCCGCAGATCAAGCGATTCGCGCAGGGCGGCATCGCCAGCGGCCTGGTCGAGGTCGGTGAGCGGGGCCGGGAGCTGGTGCAGTTGCCGTCCGGGTCACGCGTGTACCCCACGGCCAACCCGGCGGGCCCCGGCGGTGGACCTGTGGAGGTGCGCGTGGTGCTCGACGTGCGCGGGGGGGACGACAACCTGTTGCGCTGGCTTCGCCAGGTCGTGAAGAACCGCGGCAACGGAAGCGTTCAGGTCGCGCTGGGAGGACGCTGATGTTCGATTCAACGGGAACGCTCGGCATCCGAGTGGAGCTGTACATCAACGGGGCGTGGGTGGACATATCGTCCGACGTGCGTGCCGATCAAGGCGTCCGCATATCCCGCGGCAACGATGACTGGTACTCCTCCATCACGCACTCCACCTGCCATCTGTCGATTGACAATCGGACCTTCGCCTACTCCACGCGTAACCCCGCCAGCGCCTACTACGGGCTGATCGGCCGAAACACCCGTATGCGAGTGAGCGTCTACCCGGCGGCCACCGCCACCGTCTATGACGCGTTCGGGCGCACTGAAGCCAGTGGCTGGGGAACGTCGGACTCCGGCCAGTCATGGACCGTCACCGCGGGCGGCAGCGTGTCCAGCGGGCAGGGCGTGATCACTCTATCCGCCGCCGGTGACGAGTTCGCGACGATGTCTCCGAGCCTGACTGATGTCGAGGTCCTGACCGATATCACGATGTCCGTCACTACCAGCGGCGAAGCCGGAGTAGTGGCCCGCTACAGCAGTGACGTCACTCATTACGAGTTTGCTGTTACCACGGGCGGGGTCCTGTGGATCTACAAGGTGACCGCCGGGCCGACCTATACGTCGTTGGGGTCCACATCGATCGCTGCGGCATCCACGTACCGTATGCGCGCTGGTGTGATCGGGTCCACGCTGAAATTGAAGGTGTGGGACATTCTCGACAGCGAACCGGATGACTGGAACCTCACCGCCACCGATTCCACGTACACCACCGGCGACATCGGTTGCTACATGTTCGGCAACAACTCCGGCGACGCCGGGCATTTCGACAATTTCGAGGCCCGTTCCGTGAGCGCGTTCACCACGGCGCCGACGCGGTTCGTCGGCGAGATCTCCACGTGGCCGCCACGTCGGGGTGTGTCCGGCGACGACGTGCTCATGCAGGTCGAGGCCAGCGACATCATCCGTCGTCTAGGTAAGGACGGCGTGCTGCGTAGTGATCTGTACCGTACCGCGATCACGGACGCCAATCTGCGTGCCTACTGGCCGTGCGAGGACGGGGCGGACGCGACGCAGATAGCGTCCGGGATCAGCGGCGGGTACCCGATGACCTTCGGCCCGCAGGCGCCCACATTCGACACCGACGATTTTTTCTTCGGTTCGGACAAGGTCGCCACGCTCGGCGGAGAGACCGTGCTCACCGGTCGGGTCGCCTCGTACACGGCGACGGATCAGATCGGGCTACGACTACTCGTCACGTTCCCGTCCGGCGGGCTGACCGACCTCACTCCGGTCGCCAAGATCACGCAGACTGGGTCGGGGTCGGTTGCCTCGTGGTTGCTGCGGTACGGAACGGCGTCGTCGGGGTCGCTTCGGCTGGAGGCGATCGACGCCGACAACGTCACCGTCGACAGTAGCGGGTGGATCGCCTTCGGTCTTGACGGCAAACAAATGATGCTGTCGATCAAGCTCGCCAAAAACGGTTCCGATGTGGATTGGAACCTGGACGGGTACGTTGTCTCGTCGGACGGAACGATTTCTCAAGGCGGATTGAACAACACGTTCACCTCGCTGGCCGTGGGAATCGTGACCACGGTGGCTGTCGCCCCGTCGGGTGCCATGGGAACCTGCGTGGTCGGGCACATCATGCTCGGCGACTCCACGACGTTCGTATCCAGCCTGACTGATGCAATTGTCGGACACATCGGTGAGACCGCCGGCAACCGCCTGTATCGGTTGTGCGGCGAGGAGAGCATCGACTTCACCTACACCGGGACTCTGGGCACAACGGAAAAGATGGGTTCGCAGGGCATCTACTCTCTGGTGGATCTCTTTCAGCAGTGCGTAGACGTGGACATGGGAATTCTGTACACACCCCGGTACCTTTTCGGAATCGCGTACGTCACCCGCGAGGCCCTGTACGCGCAGACAGCGACATTGACGCTGGACTACTCCACGTTCGACATAAGCGAGCCGTTCGAGCCGGAGGACGACGACCAGCTATTACGTAACGACATCACGGTGACGCGGCAGAACGGGTCGAGCGCGCGAGCCGAGCTCGAATCGGGCACGTTGTCGACGCTTTCCCCGCCGAGCGGAGTCGGCCGGTACCCCGACTCGGTCGAGATCGTGGCGTACGCCGACAGTCAGCTACTCGGGATCGCGCAGTGGCGTCGGCACTTAGGCGTGTGGGATGAGCCGCGGTACGCCGCCGTGGGTGTCGAGTTGCACCGGGCGCCGTTCACCGCTGATACATCGATGCGGAACAACGCCGCTGATCTGGACATTGGGAATCTGCTCGCGCTGGCCAGTTTGCCATCGGATCTCCCGCCGGGTACCGCGGACACGATCGTCCGTGGCTTGAATGAGATGTTGACCAGGTTCACGTGGACGACTGTTCCCGTGACCGTTCCGGCTGGCCCGTATCGAGTCGCTGAGCTGGACACGGATCGCCTCGACTCGGGCTCATCGACGTTGGCCGCCAGCTACAGCGCCGTTGCTACATCACTCTCTGTCGCTACGTCGGACGCGGCTGATCTGTGGACGACCGACGTCGGAGAGTTCCCGCTCGACATCGTGGTCTCCGGAGAACGGATTCGGATCAGCGCCATTTCTGGTGCGGCGTCGCCGCAGACGTTCACCGTATCGGCGCGAGGCGTTGACGGGGTGGCGGTCGCGCTGGCGTCCGGCGCTGAGGTGCACGTGTATCACCCGGCGACATTGGCTCTATGAGAAGAATTATGAGGAGAATCCGGTGACGATTTGGGCGTCCGGAGAGAAGCTGACAGCGGCGAAGCTGAACTCATTCATGCACATCACGGTGGAGAAGACCACACAAACTGGCCGGTCAAGCACCACGACCACCGCGGTCGATCCCGATCTCGTGTTGCCGTTGCTGACTGACTACACCTACGACTTCCGCTTCCAGCTTTATCTGTCCAGCGCTACGAACGCGGCCGGCGACTGGAAGGGTAATCTCGCATTCCCTTCCGGCGCACTGTGCACCTACTCGGGCCACTCCGTGGCGGACACGCTGGCGTCCAGCTACACGGATAATCTCACCGCGGGGCCGACGTCACGCCGCGATACGACAAGCCCGGGACTTGATCTGACGTACGGGTGTAGCACGTCGGGCACGCTGGCGGTGATCACGGGCCGGATCACGATGGGCAGTACCGCTGGCGATCTATCGCTGTACTGGGCGCAGTCGTCGAGCAATGCGAACGAGACCCGGGTGTTGGAAGGCTCGGCGGCAACGGCGTGGCGAGTGTATTAGGGGGAACAGTGGCAACCCTTGAGGGGATTCAGGCCGAACCATGGTGGGGCCGAGAGATCATCACGCCAGCACTAGCCTGGCTCGGTGACGAACTATGCCGTCGCACCGGCCGGCCCGGCCACCGTGACCTGGCACGGCACCGGCACGATCAGCACCGACTCGTAGGCCGACTGACATGAACGGAGGTTGATATCATGCCTACCCAATCACAGCACCCGTGGCGGGCCACTGTCCGCACTGTGGCGGCCGCCGTGCTGGCTCTGCTGCCCTTGCTGCCAGTGATCGCCGAGGTGGCTGGTGTGGCAGCGGTCCCGGCCGTAGCCACCCTGCTCGTTGTGGTTGGCGCGGTGACCCGCGTCCTGGCAATCCCCAGCGTCGAGGCGTGGCTACGCCGGTACCTGCCTTGGCTCGCGGCGGCCCCCCATGCCGACTGAGAGGCAGTCGCAGGAGGAGCGGCGCCGCCGCGAGGCCGAGGGGGACGACCGGTGAGCCTGTGGCCGCACCAACTCGTCCCTCATGCTTATCGTCGGACTGGACGCGCGGATGGTGGTGGCGCTGTGATCACCGTGCCGTGGCAAGTCGCCATCGTCGAATTGTTCTTGGCCGCGCTCGGAAACATCGCGCTAGCCTCCGCAATCGGTCGACGGATCATGGACTACCGGGCATCCCGTGCCGCCGACCGCGACTGGTGGGAGGGACCATGCTAACAAGGATCATGCTGTGCGTTGGAGCCGGCGGAGCCGTGATCTTCAGCGTCGGCCTCGTCGGCATCGCGTTCGCCGGCCGCCGGCTGGGGCCCGTCGACGACGAGCCGGTGGTGTTCGAGCCGGTGGTGTTCGAGCCGGTGCAACCGGCGGCCGAGCGGCCCGGCCGCCACCGGCGCCCGGCCCAGCACTCCAGCGACCCGGGTGACGGCTACCGACCCGCGCTCGGCCAGGGGCACAGCCACGCCCTGCGTGACGTTCCGGGCAGCGCGGCCCAGGTCCACCGCTGGTACGTGTTGAGCACCCAGGCGTGGGCCGTCCTCAGCTCCGACGACTCGTGGCCCACCGACCCGACCGGTCAGCGCGCACTCGTCCCCGGCTGGCGTGAGGTGGCACCGCCCACCGACGTGGAGGTGTTCGCCGCCCGCCGCGCGCTGTCGCAGTACGCGCGCGGCGACGAGGACCCGCTGGCCGTCGCCCGTGATGAGACGGGGGTGACCTCCGATGCGTTGGATCACTAACCTGCCCTGGTACCGGGCCGCGCTCCGGCGCGCACGGGTCGACCTGGAGCGCGCCATGGACGACGCAGCACGCGTGTACGACGAGCGGCTGGCGTCGCGCATGCAGGCCGACAATCCTGATGCCATCAAGGTCAGCATCGAGGACTCGGACGACATCTGGGTGCGGGCGGCGCGGGACACCCAGCAGTGGATCCGTCGGCTGCACTACGCGCGATCACTAGACCTGCCGCTACCCGTACTGCGGGAGGTCCCCGACCCACCACAGCCCGGCACCGCAGGCCCAGCCTGCCGGGCGTGCCACCTGCCCATGTGGGTCGGCCAGGCCCACTACTGCGTCACCGTCTCGCCGCTGGCGCGGCCCGTGACGCCCGCTGGCAACGCCATCAAGGAGAGCTGATGAGCGGCAGCCTATTCGCCCCTGCCCACCGCGTGCACGGCGCTGTCGGCCCGGGCCGATACGGGGCGGCGGGGTCACCACGGGACCCGTACATCCCGAGGCCGAGTCGCGAGGCTGGCGACGGTGACTGGCTCGCCGACCCGCGCGTGGCGTGCCGCGAGGAGGACCCGGAGCTGTTCTTCCCGGTCGGCCACGCTGGGCCCAGTCACGACCAAGTGGTCCTAGCCAAGGCGGTGTGTGGGCGCTGCCCGCTACGTCGCCAGTGCCTGGAGTACGCGCTGTCCGGAGGGGGTACCACGGACTACGGGATCTGGGGTGGCCTCACCGAGGACGAGCGCCGCGAAGAGCGGAGTAGTAGGTGGCGGCAGCGGCGAGGCCGGCGATGAGCGTGATCGAGGTCAGGGTCTACGTCCAGGACGCTGCGGCCGAGGCAGGTGGTCAGACCCGACCATGGGCTTCACCAGCGCGTCCTCAGGGCGCACCTGCCCCTGCAAGAAATTCCAGGGCATCTCACTCCTCTTCTCGTCGTCTGGTAGGGGGACGACCCCGGGCGGGGCGCCCCGACCACCACTGCACAAGCTCTTCCGGCCGCCACCGCAGCAACGGGGCGCCGGGGTTGACCGGCGCGGGCGGGGGCTGCGCGCCACGCGCCGCCCGGGCCCTGGCCCGGCTGATTGCCGACTGGGACACGCCCAGAAGCCGCGCCAGCTCCGCCTGCGTCAGGGGGTGATCAGGCAGCTCCATTGACTCCTCCAATAGAGGACGTGGGGCGCCCCACGTGCGGGGCGCCCCTGCTGGCAGCTCAGGCGAAGCTGAGCACGTAATCCGGCAGCTGTGCGCACTTGGCGCACACCATCCCCAGGATCCCCGAGGAGTCGTGCCGGGCGTGCCGTGCCGGCCGCTCTCCACACTCGGCGCACTCGGCCCCGCCGAAGGTGCGACCCGCCCGGGCGGCGGCGGCCTTGTCCCGCTTGGGGCGACGGGCCTGGGCCTGGGCCACCACGGTCACGGCCATGGTGGGCGTGCCCGAGGCGGCGTCCAGGAGCTGCTGGAGCTGCTTGCGGGTGGTGGCCCCGCAGGCGGAGGTGTCAGTCTTGAAGTGGCGCTGCCACTTCTGGGCGAGGCCGTCCGAGGCCACTGTGTAGAGGGTCACGGTGGCGTCCCAGGTGCGGTAGGGCTCTCCGGTGCGGTGGTGGTTGTCCCAACCGGTGGAGGTCTTGTCGACCGCGATGAGGATGGTGCCGTCCGGCACCATCACCGTGTCTCCGGCCTGGAGCCACTGGCCCTCGATGCCGCTGCCGCCCTTGGCGGCGGTGATGCCGGCGACGGCTTTGCGCCAGCAGGTGGTGCCCTTGCCCTGGGGGGCGGGCGGAACCTGAATGGTGATCATGCGCTCTCCTTCGTGGTGCCTCAACCCACTCAGTATGACGCGGCCCCCGAAAAATAGCAAGTCGTCTTGCGATTTTTTAGACGAGAAAACCGGCCCGGCGAGAGCTGTCGAGGCACCACCGGACCGGCACACCCACGCTACCCCACACACCAAGACGCCGGCCACCACCAGGCGACCGGCGCCCCTACGCCGTAGCGGACCAGGCCCTACGACCCAGCCCAGAAATACGGACCACGCGCCTCCGGCTGCCGCACCGACCCGGCAGCAACCGCGCGCCCCAGCCACACGTGCACCGTCTGGCGCCCCGACTTCACCGACACGTGCCCTTCGCGCCCAAGACGCCAGCCTTCATCAGGAAGCATGGCCTGGTCCGGTCTATGACAGACCAGACATGGAGTACACCGTCACGTGAGCGCAGCGTGCGCGACAGCAGGTTGGTCTCCATTCGCGGCTCGTTGACCCACACGAGACAGAAGTCGGCTCCCTGACTGATGATCTCGACGAAGGCCCCCATCAGGCATTGCAAGTGGGGGCTCATCCTGCCCCAGCTCACCATGTGAGGCCTGTCGAGACGGGGAATCTCGCCGAGTTGCTCGTGAAAGAGCTTGTCCGCGTTCAGCCTCATGCGCTCATTCTGTCGCGCATTGTGAGGTTCATGTGAGGAACTGGCCCGGCGAGTCAGCTAAAGATGACGGTGGAGTGCCGCAACTGGTCGGCGAGGTAGGCCGCCTCGAAGGCGGTCGCCGTTCGGCGCTCCCCCTTGGGGGCTGTTCGTGTCGCGACGTCCCCCAACGCGGAGAACTCCCAGATGACGTTCGGTGTCGCGTGCTGACTGATCGAGTCGTAGCGCATCACTCGTATTCGAGTGGTCACCAGCCGCCAGGGCCACCGGGCGCGCTGGATCGTGACCAGCGCGGCGGCACGACCCTGCGCGAGGGAGTACACCGTGGGCGGGAACGCGATGAGGTCCCGGGCGATTCTGGCGAGCTTGCGGTGAGTGGTGAGGAGTTCACGATTCCGTCGGTACCATCGGAACTCCCCCACCAGACTCTGCGCCATTCCCATGAGTAGCATCGCCAGCCACACGGAGAACGGCACGTCGTTGATCATGAGTGCTCGAACGAAGATGGCCACCCATGCGGTGATGGTGATTAGATACAGCGCGATGGCTCGCAAGCTCCCGATCATGGCGCTTACTGCTGGCCGGGCGTCGTCACTCATGAGCGTTCGCTACGTCTGGCTCGTCGTCGCTGCCCGGTCCGCCTCGTCGAGCGCGCGTACGACATCGGCGCGGTGACGAGCCAGCCCACCGTAGTCCGGGCCTGGCAGTGACGTGACGGGAACGGGCGAATCGTCTCTCTTCGTCTCAGTGCTTTGATTCATGAGTCCATTATGGGCGGCGCGTCGGTACTCCGCTATGACCAGCTCACCGTGATCATCAAGGCCGCTCGTGGCGCCCGTCCATCTGGCGTTGAGAATGTGACGGATTTCCTCGTCTTGCAGCGGAGTCTTCCACTGGCGGTGTAGCTCCGCCACCGCGGCGAGGATCGGAAGCATCGCCCGGCGATAAACGCTCAGCTCGTCGCTCGTCGCTCGTCGCGTCCGACCGCGCTCGCGCAGAGTTCCGCCGAGATCACGGCGAGTGCCGTGGATGATGATCAGGCTTTTCGGTAGATCCCACCTTTCGGTGCCGGTGTACAGGACCATTCCGAGCCGCCACCCGGCGGGTTCTCTCACCCACAATGATTTATGCGTGTCAATCACGCCGGCTGGGTGAAGCCACGCCTCCACGGCGTTACGGCACGCGCGCACAACGGAAAGAGAGGTCATGCTGAGACGTTAACGCGTTGTCATGACGTCACGCTAGTCACGACATCGGGGAAGAGTAACGGATTCAGCCTGCCGTAGACGTCCATCCAGTCTGGTGGGCGCAGACTCTCGTGCCCGGCGAACGGGTCGTCGCCGCCCTTGACGTCAGCCAGACAGGACGAGCACAAACCGCTGAGAACGCGAGTGTGTCCTGGCGCTGGGCATGCGGCGTGATCTGTCTGCGGTGGTGGCCCGAGCTCGACGATCCGGGTGAACAGCACCGCGCCGAGATCTCTGATTCCTGCCCGGTCCCTGCTGAGTTCGCCCGCGAGAGCACGCGGGCTCCAGCCCTCGCCGAGGGCGTCACGAAGCGCCCGCACGAGTCGAGCCTGCCCTGCCGGGGAGAGATCACTCCGGTACGAGGCGATGAGCGCCAACGCGGTATGCGTCCGCTCGTCGTCGGTGTCGGGCTCCTCCCCCGAATTCTCGGGTTCTCTCCCCCGTCGCGTGGCCGGGACGCTCGACGACGCGTGAGAGCTCGACGGGGGGGTAGGGGGGGAAAGGTTCGGGGTTCTCTTGGAGGTAGGGCCCCGTGTCTGTCGCGCCTTCGTCGCCGATCTGTCGCACCTTCCGCCCGGATCTGTCGCACCTTCGTCGCCGGAAGGCCCCGTGTTTGTCGTACCTTCGTCGTCCGGCACTGAAGACCCCGTACTTGTCGCACCTTCCTCGCCGGAAGGCCCCGTACTTGTCGCACCTTCGTCGTCCGGCACTGAAGACCCCGTACTTGTCGCACCTTCGTCGCCGGGCAGAACGGCGGGGAATTCGAACTTCGTTCGTTGACCGTGGTGGGCGTAGAAGGGCCTACCGTGACGGTCTCGCCCCAGCTCCACGCGGATCTCCAGCCACTTTTTCCCGACGCGGGCCAGAGTCTCCTGAACGCTGCGAGGAGAAAGGTCGGTGGCTTCGGCGAGCCTCTTGACGCCAGGCCACCCGACGCGGGTCGAGTCGTGACACATGTCCGCGATCTCCAGAACGAGCAGTCGCTCTGCCGGGCTGAGTATGCCGGGCGGGAGCGCGTCGCGGACCTCGCGGCGGAGAGCGAAGCCCATCAGGCGCTCCGCTCTCGGCTCGCCGAGGAGACGCGGGGTGTGTTAGCGGTTATGCTGCACATACGAAGTCGTCCTTACGCGGGGCACAGTGCCGGGTTTTTAGCCAGAAACCCGGCACTCTTCGTCTCTACTGGACCGACGCCAGCGCCAGAGCTCGTCGCGTGACCCGCCGCGCCGCTCCCCTTGCTGCGAGCGTCTTCTCAGCCAACTCTCGACCCTTGTCGGTGAGCTGGTAATACCGGCGGAGCGGGCGGCCCGCCGACTCCTCACTAGGAGTCTCGAAAGCGAGTTCGGTGACCCCGTCTGGCTGCTCGACGACGGCGACCGCGCCACGTACCACCGAGTGCCCGACACCGTCCGCCCCGGCGGGGGGGTCATCACCAGTGACGCACAATCAATAACCAACGACCCAGAACCAGATACCCATACCCCCCCCTGCGGTGCACTAGGGTTCGTCACAGGTCGAGATACCTCCTGACCGAGGGCCGAAGTCCAGGTGTTAGCCGCACCTACCGGCCCGCGCCTTCCTCCTCTCGCGGCGAGAACAACACCGGCGGGCTGGCGACCAGGCCGCGCCCGGGAGGGGGAAGGGGAGTTTCTCCCAAGAAGACAAAGCATCTGGCGTGAACCGCCAGACGACGCTACGACCGGCTGAGGCGGTCGCTGAGACAACACGAGCGGCTCTTGCTATCCGGGGGTAGGTCACCGAGGCTCGGTGACGTTCACGACTGGCTGAGACGACAACCCCGGGGTGGACCGCATCGCACACGTACGCGACGTGATCCACCCCGGAGCTAATCGGCGAGTCCACATGTGATCACGTCGCGTACGTGTCGCTGAGACTATCGGCTGGCTGCGGCGAAAGCCGCCCGCGTGGCGTCCCGCAGATCATGCGGCGCCCGCTGAACTTGCGCGATCTCCGTGGATCGGTGAAGAGACTCAGGCACACGCGCCGACATCACCCCGCTTGGCCACGCCAAGAACCGTTCCACCAGCGTGGTCGCCTCACCCCACTGATGAGCGGACAGCAACGCCTCCAGGAGTAGCACGTGGAGGAGCTCCCGGTCGCGGCCTTGGTGAGCCAGAAGCTGAGCCACGCTCTGATGCGCCCACTCCACGGCCTCGCCGTTCCGGCCGCCCGCGCCGAGAATCAGCGATCGATGAATGGACATCTCCGCGTCGCCCAGCCAGTACGTCGCAGAGTCCCACTCCGCGCGTTCCGCCGCGGTGTCGATCAACTGTCGCGCCCGCTCCCACTCCAGCAGTGCCTCATCTGTGACGCCCGCGCCGCCCAGCGCGCGGGCGCGACGAAGCCGGAACATGGCCTGTACCCGCAGCAAGCTCGGTTGGGCATGTAGGCCCCGGTCGGCGTAGGCGAGCGACTCGGCGCGGCGCCCGCGATGCTCAGCCACCATCGCGAGATGGCTGAGCAGGAACTCCTTCAGTCGCGGGTCACCGGATATCTCGGCGAGCATCAGCCCTCGTAACGCGACCGGCTCGGCGACGTCATATCGAAGAGCGTCGGCCGCGATCCAGGATGTCACCGCGGCGAGATCAGCGACGGCCGCATACACCTCGGAGCGCGCGCCTTCGGTCGCCCCGACCCGCGCGAGTCGGGTCATCGTCGGGTCCAGGATGTGCTGCGCTACGGGGAGTAGACCGGTGGACCCGTGACGAGTGTCCAGGCCCACGAGTCGTGCCACGTCCTCACGGATGTGGTACGCGTCCGTCTGGTCCAGAGGTCGATCGGAGCCCGCGTCGGGTAGTCGAGGGTGTTCGGCCCGTGCGAGCGTCACAAGCGCGCCTTGAGCATCAAGAGCGTCGTCGATGGCTTGCGCGACGTCCGAGGCCAGCCCACGATGCCCGTTGAGTAGCCTGCTCAATTGCGGCGCCGATATGTGCACTCTCTCAGCAAGCTCGACTTGCGACATTCCGACGTTTTGCAGAAGACGCCTGACGGCCGCGCCGAAAGATTCCACTTATTGCCTCCCAATGACCTCAATTGCCAGTTGCAACTGGCAATTACCTTCTCTGTGTTCGTCGATGAGTAATGGTTAGCGTGGCTATGGCGCGGCGGCCAGGCTGGGCCTTGATTCCCCTGGCCGTCGTTTGCCAGTCGCAAGACCTTGGTCGTCATCACTCAACGCCGCATCGGACTCCCCTCTGACGGGTTCCTCGTCCGCCAGGAAGTCCCGTGCGAATTCTCTGACGGAGGATTCGAGAAAGTAACGATGCCCAGACTTGGCCCGCCTAACCACGACAATCCCGGCAGCGCCACGGTTCCGTATCGTCTGATCGGATACATAAATCCCTTCTTCGTGTAGAAGTCGCTGAACTGCACCGATGCGCAGCCATACCTCGACGTGAGCGTCGGGCTTCACTCAACCTCCAAATGTTAGATATTGACGAATTGTGGCATTACCGGACGCCTTCCGCCACGGCGGGACTGAGAAGTCGCCCACCTGACAGATCAACCTCGGACACCGGGCCAGGAAATTACAAAAACTCAAAAACCTATGGCAGACTAACCGGGCACAGGACGGAACACCACCCACACCACGCATAGAGGTCGACACGGTGAACACCCACACCCTGAACGTCTACCCAGCAGTACCGAACGACACTGCCGTCGCCGAACTCGTCGACGTCGTCCCTGTCTGGGTCTTCCCACTCACCGCGGCGCTCCTACTCATCACGCTGATCTTCACCGTGCCGGCAACACGAGCCCTGGCCTACCGTGCGGGCCGGCGCACCGTGGCCAACGCCACAGCCACCCCGACCCGCCGCGACCGCGCACTACTCATCGGCGCACTCGCCCCCGCCGTCCTGTTCTGGGCCGCCGTTCTCGCCGGCTCGTTCCTCGGCCTGACCGGATTCGCCCGAGACACCCTGCACTGGACCGGAGCACAGCAATACCTCGTTCCGCTCACCCTCGACGGAATCGCGGTCAGCTTCGCCCTACTCGCCGTGCGCGCCATCGCCCGAGGCCGCAACCCCGACCGCGCCAACCGCATCGCCTGGGCAGCCATGCTCGCCTCAGCCGCGATCAACTTTTTCCACGAGCGGGACGTGACCGACGGCTCAGTCCTCGGCGCCGGATACCTCGCACTCCTCAGCGTCCTCGGCATGCTGATCTTCCACGAGTTCCTCGCCCAGTTCGAGGAAGGCTCGGACCAGATCAACCGCCGCCGGCCCCGGTTCGGGCTCCGCTGGATCACCTACGGACCCAACACCCTCTGCGCCGCTCTGGCGTGGATCAACCACCCGCCGGCCGAAGGCACCCGCGCCACGGTCCTCAACGCTATCGAGCACTTGGAGGAAGTCCGCGACCGGAAGCGGGCCCGGCGCCGAAACCGTCGGAACACCGGAGCGGAGCGAATCACGCCGGAGCACCGGAGCACCGGAGCACCGGAGCAATCGACCGGAGCGGAGCAGCCGGAGCAGCCGGAGCGCCGGAGCACCGGAGCGGTCGTGCCGGAGCAATCGACCGGAGCAGCCGACCGGAGCGGAGCAGCCGGAGCGGAGCAGATCAGCGAACGGGATCAGCGGGCTCTAGACCTGATGCTGGAAGCGCACCCTGAGCCGGACTACGTATGGAAGTCCCGCGAGGTGCAAAGAGTCACCGGTGCTGGCTTCGGCCGCATTCCGCGGTTGCTCGCTCTTCTCACAGAACACCACCGTCGGAGCGGAGCACGTTGGAGCGAGGTGGCCGGATGAGCGGTCGGAGCGGAGCACCGGAGCGGAGCGGAGCGGTCGGAGCGGTCGGAGCACCGGAGCACCGGAGCACTCGACCGGAGCACCGGAGCGGAGCACTCGACCGGAGCACTCGACCG